GTCGGAAATGACGCCACCGCACTCGGCGAGGACTTTATTGTAGGAGCGGATGACCGATTCTGGCCACCATCCTACAAGATCGTCCCCGCAGATAGCGGTACAGGGTGACCTATTGGCAGAGATACCAGAGACCGTGGATGATCTCGTAGGACCGACAAGGCTATCCCAAGCGTACTCGGCCCAGAATAACTGAGCCAAGGACAAAAGGGACCACGTCGTGGGTATCCCCATAAGGATACCTCTAATCGACGTGTCTGTCGGCGACCCCGGGAGATCACCCCAGGTAATGTCTTGCGGCCCCGTAAGGAGACGCAAGACAAAGCCTGCCCACTCTGGAAGCTGAGGGGAACCTCTTAGAAGCCCTGTTACCAGGGCGTCGACGAAGTCCCCCGCCAGTGTATCCGAGGCAGCAGTCAGGTCAGAAGAGACGATCCTTCGTCCTTCGACCCGATATGCTGTCTCGAACACACGGGCGACCGCCTTACGGTGGTCACCAGCTAAGGTGGGACCCGATCTGGGATCTCTTTTCAGGCCATCTAGGAGCCAGACGCGGAAGAAGTGTCCTATCGCGACAAGGGCCGAAGGGCTCTTTGTCACGACACGGCATTTCCAACCGCGTTCGGCAAGCGCAATCGCTGACGCTTTTGGGACGCCCAAGGATTCGACCTGCCTAAGCAGGCCATCTCGGACGGCGGATCCCATCACGTACCGCTTTTGCGTGTACCTAGTGGTACCTGAAACCAACGCGGCCGCTTGCTCACGGAAATATCCCTCCTGAGTCTCATCGACAAAGGGACCGGCCTTGCCATTGATCTCCTGCAGGCTAGCAGCGTGACCCCCGCGTGAGCGGGGAGTCTCGATGCTAGCACCGTGGGAGACCAAGGGTTCGACCGGTCGGGGAACGCCAAGGAATTTGGCTGCCCAACGGGCAGCGAACTCTGTAGCTTTCTCCAGGATTGGTTCCGGCGTCACGTGATCCGTGGTGAGGACCTTGCGGTGTTGCTTCAGTGCCTTATCAAGGACCCCCTTGCCCCCCTTAGGGAGGGCGCGCGCGATATAGCTGAACTGTGTGGCCTTTCGGTCACAGTCAACTATAGAGCGCAGGGAGCCTTGGAAGAACTTGGCAATACCGCCGCGGCGCTCGAGTCTGGGAACCTCGTTGACGACCCAAGAGCGGAGCTGTGAAGCTCCGTCTTTTAGGAAGGTCATCGTGTAACCTAGGCCCGAGTACGCCGCGGTCACCACCATCAGGTGAGCGAGACGCGTGATCGAGCGCAAAGCAGAGCGATCAGGTCCGGACCGTAAGAGGAACCTGGTATGTGCCGAAGCCGCTAACGCGGCGACGATCACACGCCAGGATTCCTCAAGGTCGATCCGAACCTGCGCTCTACTAGCGCTCGGGCACCGAGCAAGCAAACGGCGGAAGGCCGATTCGCAGGTATCAAACGAAGCCGAGTTGGCCCCTCTCTGGGAAGGGAGGGGACCACCCAACTCCGTTTGTCG